ATGGACGCTATTTTACGAGCGGACGCGGCAACGATGGCGGACGTGAACCAAAAGGCCGTACGCTCAGGATGGAAAACGCCTGACGAGATAAGGTCTTCATATAACATGCCGCCGTATCCGAGCGGCATTGGGAAACATCCACTGATATCGCAAGACCTTGCAACGTTGGAATATACGGTCAACACGAAACCAAAAGTGCTGGCGAGTGGATTACAAGACAAAAGCCAAACGGATAATACCGAAAGTGAGGATAACTAGCCATGGCTGAAAACCAGGAACTTAAACTAGAAAAATTCAAAGGACTTAGCTTGAAAAAGGCGGACGCCGCCGCCGATATCAGGCTGATAAACCAGTATACAGCGGGTGAATTGACCCCGGAGGAAGTATATTGCTTCTCCCTTGTACTGTGCGACAACGATGTAGACCGTGACCTTGAGCGCTTTACGAACGCCAGCCTTGATGCTATGGCTCCGCTTTTCTTGGGAAAAACGGGCCTCAGTGATCACCGTTGGTCTGTAGACCGCCAAATGGCGCGTATTTATCGCACCGATGTAGAAGACGGCGGAGCTAAAAACGCGCTCGGAGAACCGCTGCGCATCCTTAGGGGCAACGCGTACATGTTAAATAATGAAGTAAACCAACCGCTCATTGAAGCAATCAATGGGGGGATAATGAAGGAAATCTCTATTGGCTGCTCGGCGGGCAAGTGCTCCTGCTCTATATGCGGGGAGCTTTTAAGACTTGATTGGCGCACGTTGAAATACCAGTGCGAGGCAGGCCACGTCAAGGGCGACACTTATGAAGGAAAGCTCTGCATCGGGAATCTGGAAGAAATTGTAGATGCTTATGAGTTTTCATTTGTTGCTGTCCCGGCGCAACGTAACGCGGGCGTGACGAAGAGCCTGAAGGACCTCGACGAGGCGTTTGAATTGCTGATGACGGGGGACCTCAGCGAGTACGGCGACAAAGTCAAGGCGCTCATCCCATTGATGAATAGAGCGTTGATGGGTGCGGCAGAACGCGAAGAACGTGCGGAAATACTCGCAAAAAATGAAGCGTACCTGAGAAGGGGCGCTGACAAAACCGAAAGGAATGAATAATAAAATGGCAAAATTTACCCTGTTTGAACTGAAAGAAAAAATGGCGACATTGCAAGCTGCTGTTAGTGCTGATTCCGGATGGATAGCAGATAAGGCGGCTGATCCAAGCGTTTCAATGGATGAGATCAAGCAAAAGGAAGCCCACCGTGACGACCTTGTTAAGCGGTTTGACCTACTCAAAAAGGAACACGATGACATTGAAGCGGCGCAAGCCGCGTCCGTAGCAATGCAACCGATCTTTAGCGCAGGAACGGATCAAGAGAATGCACGAATTAAAGCAAAGGCTACGTTTTACAAAGCAGCGCTGCTTGGAGGCGACACTAAGAAGGCTTATGAAGGGCTTGGTGGCATCCCGGCGCAAAGCGCTGACCTCGGATTCGGCGACAACCTGCTTCCGACTAACCTTAGCAATGAACTCATAACTGAACCAATCGAAGAAAATTCTCTCCGCCGGGTTGAACCCGTATCCCAGATCACCGGCCTTGAAGAGCCGGTCCTGATGTTTGACATCGAAGATGCTGACCTTGCAGACGTGACAGACAAGGACACGGCGCGTGAAATTGAAATGACCGGCGGTGTCGTTACTTATGGGCGTTTCAAAACGAAGATAACGGCAACGGTCAAGGACACGATAATGCATGGCACGGAGACAAACCTTGTTACCACCATCGAGAACGCGCTACGCTCCGGCTTGGCTATTAAGGAGAAGATAAACGCGTTCCGTACAGTGTCGAACACAACCAACGACCACATGTCGTTTTACCTCAATGGCATCAGACAGGTCACCGGGCCTAACCTCATTCAAGCAATCATTAATGCGTGGGCTGACCTTCCTGAAGTATTCGCGACAAGAGCAAGCTGCGTAATGCGCAAGAGCGACTATTTTGCAGAAATCCTCACGCTCGCTAACGGCAATAACGATTTGTGGGGCAAGAAGCCCGAGGATGTTATCGGCATCCCCGTTATCTTTAACGACCGCGCCGAAGTCCCGGTTATCGGTGATTTCTCGTATAGCCGCCAGAATTACGATATTGGGACCATCTACGAAACCGATAAGAACGCCAAGGCTGGCGAATACTACTTTGTTCTGACGGCATGGGGCGATCATAGGATACGCTTAAAGAGTGCGTTTAGGTTGGCGAAGAAGGTGTAGTTTATGAAGGCGATAGCTAAACATAACTTCTGCCACAATGGCGTCAACTACTGCGAAGGCTGCGTAGTCGAGCTGGATGAAAATGAGCTGCGTGCGCTTGCCATTGTGGGGCTGGTCGTGATAGACGAGCCATCGGAGCAGAGCAAACAGCCAACCAGCACCCGTAAAAAGAAGCCCAGCCAGGAGGGATAACCATGGCGGTATCTATAGAGGAGCTTAGGGAGTATCTTAGGCTTCAACCCGACTCTTCTGAAAATCTATCGGTATATCTTGATGCGGCAATATCCAAAGCCAGGGCGGCGGGCGTTCCCTATTACTCTTATAACGCTCAATACGATCTCTTCATTTTAGCGCTGGCTGCTATGTACTATGACCACCGTGGCATGGGTTTTTCGGGGGCTTATCAGGCTACCGCCGAGGAAAACGCTCGAAGGATGATAAATGGTTTCGTTCTTGAGGTAAGACATGCCGGGGAAGATATTCCGTAGCAGAAAAAACGATGGGGGCGGAACGATGAGTAAAAACGCGAATGCTGGGGAACTGCGCACGGCGGTACGTTTCATACGGATCGACCGCAAAACGGATAGTGGTGGGTTCCCGGTCGAGAGTGAGATAAACGTGTTTGGAGAGAATAACACGGTCATGTGCAAGTGGGTCAATGCCCACGGTACTGAAGTGTGGTCAGCTATGCAGCTAAAGCTACGGGACCCAGCAACGCTCACGGTCCGGTATTCCCCGCTGCTCGACAACAGTACGCTCGTAGTCTATCGCGGGAATGATCCTGTGCCATACGAGGTCATCAGTATCGACAATGTCGAGCAGCGTAATGAATGGCTCGAAATCAAAGTACAAAGGCGGGTGGCTGCGCGATGAACGCTATCATTATGGCTGCACTTGAATCTTTCGGGGATCCTGTAGTCTTTGGGGAATATGCTCCCGGGAATGCGGATGCGGAAAGGTACTACACATTCGGTTACAGCACGATCCCTGCCGACCACTCTGATGATTCACCTGGCCACGAACGCTATTTAGTGCAAATCTGCCTCAACTGTCCCCGCTCATTCAACAGTTTGCAACGGGTCGCAGAAACAAAGAAGGCGTTATTCTCCGCTGGTTTTACGTGGCCGTCAGTGGTCAACGCATCAGACGAAGAGGGGCAGCGTATTGTATTCGAGTGTGAGGGGGTGTCTGCTAGTGATATCGACTGAGGGATTATCTGGTCTGATAATGTCGATGGAAGAATTGCAGGACATACCTGATAGCGTGCTCAAAGACATGTTGGAAGCGCAGGCAGATGTTATCGAGCCAGCGCAGAAAAGGAAAGGCCGCGACTATGGCGTCCATCGCACAGGCGTGACGCTTGGATCAATAAAAAGAGACAAACCTCGCCGCACTAAGGATGGAGGGGTGATAAGTATATCGCTGCAAGGAAGGAACGCCAGAGGAAACACTAATGCAGAGGTCGCGTTCATTAACGAATTCGGAAAACGCGGACAGCCTCCGCGACCCTTCATACGGGACGCAACTGAAGAAAATGCTGACAAAGCAAGTGACGCGGCAGCAAACGTATATGGAGATTGGCTAGATTCAAAAAAACTATAATCACGAAAGGATTGAATAAAAATGGCAAAAATTGGTGCACAGTATCCCTGTTTTAAACCCGACGACGCAACAAATGGCGTCGTAATAGGCGGCCTTATAATGGCTAACTTGACAACGAACCTCGCATCGGGCGAGATATATTCCGATGACAGGTTGTCGGACAGCGTATCGCTGTTTGCGTCCGGATCGATAGCAATGGAAACGGACGATATGGAAGACGAAGTCGCATCGGTCGTGTATGGCTGCGCAGTCGAAGACTCTGTCATCACGGACAACATCGAGGATACGCCCCCAATGGGCGCGCTTGCATACTTTACGACGATACGGCGCGGTGGGAAAGTGTTCTACAAAGGGCATTACTATCCACGGGCGCAAGCCGCGCTGGGCAACGACAACGCACAGACACGGGGCAGCTCGATCACTTTTCAAACGACAAGCACGACTTTCACCGTATTCGCAGACGATAACGGCGATTGGCGTGAGCGGGAGACATTCAATACCATCAGCGAAGCAAGAGCATGGGTCAACGGGAAGTGTAGCATTACACCTTAACTACATGAGGCGGGGGCGTTTTTTGCGCCCCCGCTGCCTTTTTAGGAGGATATATGGATAGAACTATCACGGCTAAAATAGCAGATGAAGAGCGTCCGCTTAACTATTCAGTTGAGGTAATGTTCGACATGTCGGAAAAGTTTGGCGACATAAAGGCAGCGCTCGATACACTTGAACAGAATAATAAAGCTGGCTTTGAAGCCTTGCGTTGGTTTGCCATCAGAATGGCGAATGACGGGGAATTGTGCCGCCGCGAATGCGGCTATGATCCATTGCCGATGTTAAAGGAGAGCGATATCTCTTTGCGGATGAGTCCTTTGGATTATGGGATACTGAAAGCTGCCGTTGTTGACGCTATTGTGCTCGGATACCGCAGGGAGTGTGAGGGCGAGGAAGTAGACGTCGGCCTTCAGGAGCTTGAATCAAAAAAAGCAAAGGCCGGGGAATGAGGGCGCACCACAACTACATCGCCGTGACCATACTACACTTGACACGGCGAGAGTTGTATAGGATGAACCCCGGCCTTTTCTACGATATGGTGCAGATTCACAGTGACAGACAACCAAAGGAAAGAACTGATGATTGATAAGAGGTGTAGTTTATGGCAACACGACGAATATCGACAAAATTAGCGATTGAGGGCGAGGGTGAATATAAAGCCTCACTGCAACGCATCAATGGCGAACTAAAAACCCTCCAATCCGGCTTGAAGCTTACTGAGAGCCAGTATCAGGCAAATGCAAATAGCGTTGCAGCGCTCACATCAAAAGGCGAAGCCTTGAATAAAATACACGCTGCGCAAGTTGAGAAGGTCAAGGAACTTCGCGCCGCGCTTGATAATGCACAATCCTCTGTATCCACATACGCATCGAAGAAAGAAGCCCTAACTACGCAGATAGAGGCGAACTGCAAGGCGCTTGAAGCGCTTAAGGATACATCCGGGGATACTGCTGATGAACAAGCCAGACTTGAAGGAGAAAACGCCAAGCTCAATGCTGAACTTGAAAAAAACGAACAGTTCCTCAAGGCGGCTGGCAAAGGCGTCAATGAATGGCAGACGAAACTAAACGGCGCTCAGACTGAGTTAAACTATCTGGATGCGGAAATCCAGGAGAATAATAAGCATCTCGGCGAGGCAGAGAAAAGCGCGGATGGCGCAGCTACGTCAATCGATAATTTCGGCAATAAGGCCAAGGACTCATCGTCAGCGGTCGATGCGCTTGCACAGGCACTTGGAGCTGCTGGGTTAGCAAAAGGGTTTAAGGAGATCATCGTAGCACTAAAGGATTGCGTTAGCGTCGCTGCGGACTTTGAGGCAGCCATGTCGGCAATCGCAGCTACGACAGGCGCATCGGCGGCTGATATGGAACTCATGGAGCAGCGCATCCGCAATGTAGCGCTCGAAACTGGGAAGTCAGTAATAGAAGTTGCGAAAAGCGCAAAGGACCTGCTCGAAGTAGGCGGCAACGTCGGACTCGCTATGGAGCAACTGGCATACGGAACAAGCTTGGCGATAGCGACCAATACTGATATGTCGATGACGTTTGACTTCCTCAGTGCGGCAATGAAAACCTTTAACCTGGACGCCGCAGAAACACAGAGAGTTACTGATAGTTTTGCTTATACAACAGTAAAAACCAACCTCAGTCTCGGGCAACTGGCTGAGGCTTATACAAATGTTGGAGGGTCCGCAGTCAACGCGGGGCTTGACATAGACGAGGTCAATGCAATGTTGGTCATCATGTCAGAAGCGGGTCTGAAGGGCGGTGCTGCGGGCACGGCGCTTAACGGCGTGCTGAGAAACCTGACCGCTCCGACGCAGGCTGCGGCAAGGGCGCTTGATGAACTTGGCGTCGCTCTATACGAGAGTAACGGCGAAAGCCGCGACATGTTTGCTATAATGGGCAATTTGCAGGGGGCACTATCGCGCCTCACGGATGAGCAGCGGAACCGTTACCAGCAAACGATATTTGATAACGTTGCGCTTAAAAGCTGGAACATGGTAACGGCTGATGGGATAGATTTCGTCAAGGATTTGAGTCGAGAGGTAGCGGCATCTGTAGACGCCTTTAACGGCATGGGTCAAGCGTCCGGCATGGCGGAAACCGCAATGGATAACGCTTATACTAAGTTTTCTAAAGTGGAAGCTGCGGCAAACGAGTTAAAGCTTGCGATAGGAGGCCAGCTTACACCCGCGCTGGGAAATCTCGCTGAGGTCGGTGCAGGCGTCATAGAGTGGGCTGCCGCTTTTGTTGAACAAAACGAATGGCTAGGACCCGCTATTTCTGCCCTTGCCGTAGCGCTAGGCGTATTGTCTGTCGCAGTTGTCGGGGTCACCTTAGCAAAGAAAGTAGCCATTCCAGCAATCAAAGCATTTAACGCAGCCCTCGCCGCAAACCCGATCGGGGCAGTTGCCTTAGGGCTTACCGCCGCTGCCGCTGCCATAGCGACATTCGCGCTATTTGTTAAGAGCGACGGCATCCCGTCTGTCAAGGACTTGACCGAAGCCGCGAGGGAGATGCATGACACATTCAAGGAAACAGAAAAAACTTATAATACGACTTCTGCTTCGATAACTGGCTCTGCGGCACTTGCCGAAACCTATGTACAGCGCCTAAAGGAATTGGAAAAGCAAGGACTCGATACCGCTGAGGCGCAGCGTGAATATGCCGCAATCGTAGATAAGCTTAATGTCATCCTTCCGGAACTAAACCTAACCATCAACGAGCAAACCGGATTGGTCGAGGGCGGTACAAATGCGATATTG